GCTAATGCTGCCTTTGCTGTTATCAAGCAAGCCGTCACTAATGCTGGTGATGTGGCTAGGGCTGGCTCTGCGCTTACCTCTTTTGCCACAGCCAAGGAAGACTTGGAAAAAAAGCTGCGCGGCAAGAACAAGGCCGCCGCAAACCAGTCAGACCTAGAGGCTTTCCTAGCCCTAGAGCAAATCAAACAATACGAGAAAGACCTGAAGGAAATTATGATTTACACAGGCCGCCCCGGCTTGTGGTCAGACTGGCAGGGGTTTCAAGCCGAAGCTAGGAAGGAGCGCCGCGAGGCAGAGCTAAAGGCCGAACGGCGCAAAGAGTTAATCACTGAGATTGTTGTTGGCTTTCTCGCTACAATAATATTCATTGGTATTGTTGGAACGGCGGTTTATGTACTCAGGGGTGGCATGTAATGTCTGCATCTACTATACTAGAATGGAAGATAGTGCCTCGGCTAATGATGCTGGTTATGACGATAATGTATATCCGTGTCATTGAATGGGGTATGAGTTTAGAGGATTTAAGCACACAACAGAGCGCGATGATTAGTGTCGTATCTGGGGCAATGACAGGCGCATTTGCGGTGTGGTTGGGAAGTGAGGCAAAGAAATGATACAAGCACTTATTGGCCCTGTCACTGGGCTACTAGACAAGTTTATCGAAGACAAAGACCAGAAAGCTAAGTTGGCGCATGAAATAGCGACAATGGCAGAAAAGCAAATGCACGAGCAAGCGATGGGGCAGCTTGAGATTAACAAGGCTGAAGCCCAGCATAGGTCTATCTTTGTTGCTGGCTGGAGACCTTTCCTCGGCTGGTGTCTTTCTTTTGCGATGCTATGGCATTTTATGATTGCCCCATTTATAATCTTTGGTGCAGGGATGGCAGGGATGGAACTGCCTGAGTTGCCTGTATTTGATATGGATAGTTTGATGACTGTTCTTCTTGGCATGCTAGGTTTAGGCGGCCTTAGAACCTTTGAAAAATCAAAAGGACTTGCACGATGACCATGGAAGATCAACGCCTAGACCGCATTGAAATCAAACTAGATAAATTAACTGAAGCAGTAACTACTATTGCTCGTGTTGAAGAAAAAATACATGCTTCAACCAAACGCATTGATAGGCTTGAATACAGACTAGATGTAAATGAAGGCGAGCTAGATAGCTTAAAAGGCATTGTAAGCCTAAACACCGTAACTGTCAAGGCCTCTGAAAGATTTTTCTGGATTATTTTTTCAGCATTTGTTTCTTTAGGGGTTTACTTTTTACAGTAATTGTGTTATAATATATAACAGTATTATTTTGGAGAGCGTCTATGGCTCGTAAGAAAGGCTCAAAAAGGGCTAGGTTGTTTAGAGGAGGCTCATTCTGGGGTTCTCGTAGTGGTGGGCTTAGCCGAGAAGCAGCAGACAATATTAAAAAGGGTGCCCTTCTTGCCAAACAAGATGCTACGCCTGCGGCGGCTACTAAGACCGTTCAGCCTGCTAGCGGTGCCCAAAGCGCTCGTGACTTTGCTCCAGTTGTTGAAGGGGCTGGCACCCAGTATGCTCCTCCTACTAAAGAAAACCCTAAGCCGGTTCAAACGGGCCCTATTACCGATGAGACTCGCCAAGAACAAGCATTAATTGATAAGCGCTCACAACAAATTCTAAAAGAATCTGGTGTTGCTGCTCAAGGCCTTTCGCCCGAAGAATACAACACCCTAAAAGAAAACCTTGGTGCGTGGTTGAACCTTCCTGAAAACCGCGCATATCGTGATACCAGCACGGCAGTTGGTAAAGTTGTAGATAAGCTTGGTGGGCCTGCGGGCCTCTTTGCGTTGACGGCTGGCGGGATTCTGTTGGCGGGTGGTGCCCTTGGGGGCGCTGGTACTGCCACGGCTGGGGGCACTACGGGCGGTACGGCTGCAACGACGGGCGGAACCTTAGCAGGTATTAAAGCCCCGGTAGCTAGCTCCCTTATGGCACCTGCAACCTCAACGGCTGGATTGGCTCCTGTGTCTACGGCAATCCCCGCAGTTGCTGGTGGTGTTGTTGCTCCTGCCGGAGCCGCTATGTCTCCAATAGCTACTCAGCCTATTGCGGCTACGTTGGCCGGTGCGGGTGCTTCTGGTATCCCTGGCGCTGCTGCGGCTGCTGCTCCTGCGGCATTAAGCGGCGGTGCTGCTACTACGGGCCTTGCAGGTGTTGCAGGTACGGCGGCCTCTGGAAGCCTTCTAGGAACGCTTGCAAAGGGTGCTGTAGGCCTTGGAGCCGCTGGCTTGGCCGCCGACGCCCTTCTTGAAGAAGAACCCGTACAAGAGGATTTAACTACACAACCTGGAACGACGACTATGGTAGAAACTCCTGATAAAAAACCTGCACCCTTTGGGTTGGGTGATCCTGCTTCTCAGGCTTACATGGGGCGTCCAGAGGCTGTAGAGACCCCTCAAATTGATACGGCTAACCTTGCACAGGTTGAGGCAGGCCCTGATTCTACGGCATATCAGATGGAAGCTCAGGCACCCGTAGAAGCCGCTCAAGCCAAGGCAGGTGCCGCCAGGGCAGCCATGAGCAAAGTGGCTCAAGCAAAAGCCCCTGCAGAAGTAAAAGCAACCACCATGGAAGCTGCTGCCGCTGAAGCCGCTCCGGCCATGGAAGCCGCCACGGGCCAAGTAAGCGAACAGGCCTTGGCTGCCGTTGATGCTGGCACCATTACTCAGCCTGCTGTTGCCGCCAAGCGCGATGCTGCCGCAGAACAAGCCGCCATGGCTCAAGCCGCTCAACGCCCCGAAGCTCGTGATTATGCCGAAGCCGTGACGGGCGGTGTTGCTGCTCAGGTTGCAGACATCGAAGGCCCCGCAGTTATTACTCGCGAAGGTGCCACGATCTCTAAAGCCGAAGTAGAACGCCTAGGTCAAATTGCTCAAGGCCGAGGTGTTAATCTTCAAGACCTTCCTGAATATAAGGACGTTATTCAAAAGCGTGTTGCTCAACAAGGTGAGGCCGCTACGGCCCAATACCGCGACATGCTTGGACAGGCTCCTGAGGCTCAAGCGGCCCAAGCACAATTCATTGAGGCTGGTCCTACGCCCGAAATGGCCGCAACCCAAATCGGTACCTTTGAAGACTTGGCACCTGCTCGCCGCGAAGCCTATACGACTTTGGGTGTTTCGGCCCCCGAAGCTGCTCAGATGGAATCGGTTCGACAGGCACAGGCCGCTAGTCGCCAAGCCATTACGGCCTCTAGTTCCCCTCAAGCCATTGCAGAACAAACTGATCTTGATAAGCTTCCGACCTTTGGTCTTGTTTCTCAGCGGACTGCACAGGTTGCAGAAGCCGCTCAGGGCATTGCTCAACAACTAAGCGGCCAACCGGCTGTTGATCTTGAAGGGCGCCAAGCAATTCTTGGAGAGGCTCCGAGGGGTGATGCAGCCCAGATCGGCGGTATTCCTACGGCCCAGGCCGCCTCAATGCAGGCAGTGACGGGCCAGTCCCGCAAGATGGCCGCAGCCGACATGGCAACCGTGGTGGTTGAAATGCCCCCGGAAGTTACGGCAGCCCTTACCGAAGACCCTGCAGTTGTCGAAGCTCAGTTGGATACCGGGGCTGACCCTGAAGTCCCTGCAGCCATTGCGGCCCTTCCTGAAGAAGCACTTGTTTCTACGCAGATGGAAGGATTGTTGGCGGGTCTTGAAGACGGCCAGACGCCTGCTTGGGCCCGACCGGCTGTTGCGGCTATTGAACAACAGATGGCTCAAAGGGGCCTTAGCGCCTCTACCGTTGGCCGTGATGCATTGTTTAATGCAATCATTCAGAGTGCCTTGCCTATTGCTCAAAGCAACGCACAGGCCCTTCAGCAACGTGCCTCTCAAAACCTGTCTAATGAGCAACAAGCCAATCTAGCTCAATCACAACAGATTGCTAACCTACGCCTTCAGAACCTTTCTAACCGCCAGACGGCTGCTTCTCAGACCGCCCAGATGGCTCAACAGATTAAGGTTCAGGCCGGTGAGTTCCGCCAGCAGGCCGGGATGTTGACTGCTCAACAAGAGCAACAAACCCGAATTACTCAAGCCCAGTTCGAACAACAACAAGCACAACAAGAATCTGCTCAGCGCCAACAAGCGGCTGTTCAGAACCTTAGTGCTGCTCAGCAGATGGACCTTGCAAATCTCCAGGCCATCAATGCTGCTGCGGGCCAGAACCTGAGTGCCGAACAACAATCGCGTTTGGCTACCTATCAGGCTCAAATCAACCGCACCATGCGCCAAGCAGAACTAAAGCAGGACATGGAGAAGGCTAATCTTAGTACGGGCCTTCAGGTTGAGTTGGCTAATCTGTCCGAACAGAATGCTGCAGCCCGTGATACCATGACGGCTCAAAACCAAGAGCGTCTAACTAACCTTCAGACTCTTGTTGATTTTAAGAAGACTAATGCTCAGTTGGCTCAACAGATGGATATGGCCAACCTGTCTAACGATCAACAGATTCGACTGGCTAATCTGGCTGAGAAGGCCGCTGCAGATTCTGCAAACTTCACTGAAGCTAACCGGATGGAGCTTACGCGCCTTCAGACCTATGCGCAGGTTATGTCCGAAAACACCCAGTTGCGCCAACAGGCTGAGTTGGCTAATCTTAGTTCTCGTGAAAAGATTACTCTTGCAAACCTCACTGCATTGAACCAAGCCTCTGCTGATAACCTAAATACTCAGCAGCAAGCTGAACTTGCAAACCTCAATGCACGGCTCCAAGAGGCTTCGCAGAACGCACAACTCAAGCAGCAGATCATTACTCAGTCGTTCTCTCAACAACAACAGACTGACCTTGCAAACCTTGAGGCCTTGAATCGCGCAGGTTCCGAAAACCTTAATGCCGATCAACAGGCCCGCCTAACCTCCTATAACGCCCAGATCAATCGGAAGATTCGACAGGCTGAACTGAATCAACAAGCTGATGCCGCTAACCTTGATGCGGCTCTTCGTGTTGAATTGACGGAGCTTAGCGAAAAGAATACTACTGCTCGTGCCAACATGACCGCAGAGCAGCAGACGCGCCTTGCAAACCTCAATACTCTTGTTGATTTCCGCAAGACTAATGCGCAGCTTGCTCAACAGATGGACCTTGCAAACCTTGCTAACGAACAGCAAATGGAGCTTGCAAACCTTCAGGAGCGGGCTTCGGCAGATGCAGCAAACTTCACCGAAGAGAACAAGTTCCGGCTCCAAGAGCTAAACAACTATGTTCAGGTGATGTCGCAAAATGAGCAGCTTAAGCAGCAAGCCGACCTTGCGCGCCTAAGCATGGAAGAGCGAATCTCTCTAGCCAACTTGACTTCAAAGAATCAAGCAGACTCTGAGAGCATGAGTGCCCAGAATGTTGCTGAGCTTCAAACCTATGAAAAGAAAATGCAGGCCGCTCAGGTTAACGCGCAGCTAGCACAGCAGATGGGCCTCCAAAACCTTTCGAATGCTCAAGAGGCTGCAATGTTTAATGCACAGATTGATGCTAATCTGGACATGAAACAATTCGACGCTAACCAACAGGCAGCGTTGGCAAATAGTCAGTTCATGCAGACCATGACGGTTAAATCTTTTGACGCCAATCAGCAGGCCATCATGCAGAATGCAACGGCTATGGCCTCCATGGACCTTGCAAACCTTGATGCCACTACGCGCCTTGCGGCTCAGAATGCTCAGGCCTTCCTGCAGATGGATATGGCAAACCTGCAAAACGAGCAACAATCTCGTGTGTTGAATCAACAACAACAGCAACAGACCTTGTTGTCTAATCAGGCTGCAGAGAATGCTGCTCGTCAGTTTAATGCCGCAAACCAACAGCAGGCCGATCAGTTCATGGCTAGCTTAGCTTCTCAGACTCAGCAGTTTAATGCGGCCCAAGTGAACGCCATGGGCCAGTTCAATGCTTCTGAACAAAATCGCATTGCAGCGCAGAATGCTCAGAATGCTACGCAGGTTTCTCTGGCCAATGCCGAAATGCTTAACTCTGTTAATCAGTTTAACACTCAGCTTGAACAACAGCGCGAACAGTTCAACGTTGCTAACCGCCAAGCCATTGAGCAGGCAGATGTTGCATGGCGCCGACAGGCTAACACTTTTAATACTGCAGCCATCAATGCTGCCAACCAACAGAACGTCATGAACCTATTTAATATGACCATGATGGAACAACAACAGCTTTGGCAACAACTGCGCGACGAGGCTGATTATGTTCGACAGTCTTATGAGCGTGAAGAGGATCGAAAAACAACTCTTTATGCTACGGCTATTGGTAATGAATCTAGTGCAGCCAACCAAAGCTCTAGCACTACTGCTAGTTTACTTAATGCTATTACTAAAATTATTCTTGGAGAATAACAATGGGATTTTTCTCAAAGATTAAAAAAGGTTTTAAAAAAGTTGTCAGCAAGATTGGTAAAGGTATTCGTAAGGTTACCAGAAAAGTTGGCAAGTTTATGGGAAAAGTAGGAATTGTAGGTCAGATTGGTCTTGCTCTTGTGTTGCCTGGGATTGGAAGCATGCTAGGAGGCTTTGCCGGAACATTGATGGGAAGTTCAAGTGCTATCTTTAGGGGCGCAGGTCAAATTCTTAATGCTGCAGTTAATGTAGGAACCAAAGCCACCAGCATGTTTAAAAGTGTTACGGAAGGTGTAGGTAAAGTTTTGGGCGATATTGTAGGAGCAACCCTTAATAAAATTCCAGGTGCTGGAAATCTTCTTAAAGGTGTGACCGGCGGACGCATTGACATTACTTCTAAAACTTTTGCCGATGCTTGGAAGACTACTCAGTCAGCTATTACTGATGTTGCCACTAAGGGTGGCGATCTGTTTAGCATGGGGACGCTGACCGACCCTAACAAGTATATTACTCAAGCAGCAGCTAGTGCAGGCGAAGCAGCCCTTGCGGGTACTGAAGGCCCCAGCACCTGGGACGATTCTAAATTAAGCTTTTTAGAAAAACCGCCTGCGCTTTCTCAAGATGATATTATTGATGCTGGTCTTGAGTATACTGGACCCAGCGTTGGAAAAGTTACAGGTGTTTCTACTGCCCCACCTCCCTTTATGCCTGATGCTGTGTTGCAGCCAGATCCGGCTGTTCCAACACAGGAGGTTGTTAAGCGTCGAGGAGCCACAATCGCTCAACAGGGGGCTGAAGCTGCGGCAACTGCAACACCTCCCGAAAATCTTGGTATGGGCGAAGCTACTTTTTATCAAAATGCTTTTGAAACCGATCCTGCTTTAGCGCCTACTAGTATTAAAGGACGAGGCGCCCTTAAGCAGCAAAGTCTTCTTTCCGCCGGTAAAGATATTATAAGTGCTTTAAGTCCTCAAGAAGCACCGGCTGTAGAAGAATCAGAAGGTTACTTGGGCCAAGGTATTGTAGGTGTGTATGGAACGCCTGTAATGAGCCGTGAAGCTATGCCTCTTTATTATCAGCAGTTTGAAGCCGATCCTACGCTAGCCCAAACTTATGCTTATGGAGCGGGCGCTGCTTATAGCAACTATAAGAAAATGTTCGCTGCGATTGGGGTGGCTTAATGAACGAACAATATTTAAAAACTGTAATGAACGGTGGTCGTCCTATTCCAGGCCAAAGCCTAACGTCTAATCCTAACAATCCTGCTCCTTATGAAAAGCCTCCAGAATTTACCAGCATTAATGAGGCTTCAGAATATTTGTTTGAAAAATTTATTGATGAAGAAATTTATCCTGAAATAATGGGCGTTCTTGACCAAGGCGTACCTATTATGGATGTTGTACAAACTACGCTTTTTGCAGGTTTTACAGAAGGTAAGTGGAACCCCGACCTGCTTATGTTGTTAATTGAGCCTACGGCCTATATGCTTCTTGGTCTTGCAGAAAGTGCGGATATTGATCCTGTTATTTATAGAGATCAAGTAGAAGATGAGTTTGATGAAGATTTTGATGCTGACCTAAACCCGCAACAAGAGCAGTATAAAAAACTTGCAGCTTCTTTGGATATAGGAAAAATTGACGAAGTTCTTCCTCAAGAAATTGTAGAGCAAATTGAAGATATTGCTCCTCCCCCTAGTTTAATGCAAGAGCCTGAACAGCCTATGCCTGAAGAAGGAAGCCTTTTGGCTCCTCCCCCGGTTGCAGAAGAAGAGGTTTAAAAGACTATGGCTATTGAAGAATATGGTGCTTCTTTGTTGTCTAATGTTCGTGAGCGTCGAGATAATCAAGCTAAGCGTCTTCAACGCGAACAAGAACAAGGGGCTTTAATGGGGCTGGGCGTTGCTGCTGGGCTTACTGTTGGTAACAACTATCTTAAAAATAAAGCTGAGCAGTTTTTTAACAATAAAGAAAACTTAGATAAGCGTGTTCAATTTAGAACGGCGATGGCTGATGGTCGTCAAGCATTTTTAGATGAACAAAACTTTCAACAAAAAGGCATGTCATATTTTAGAGAAATGCGGCGAGCAGATGTTGAACGATATACTAAAATGAAATTTCAGCAAGAAAACCCCAACTATAGTGAAGCACAGCGTCAGGCTTTTGCAGAGCAATATTTAGAAACGGCAACCCAAGAAGCCTATGAAAATCACCAACGGCGTTTAGAGGCTGCAAAAAAATTAACTACGTTAGCTGGATCAGACGGTGTAGAAGCCTATGATCGCCAGCTTTTAAAAATGCGGCCGACAGATGTGCCTTCTGCGTTTATTAAAGCTATGACTTCTGCGGTTACTGGTGATGCTAATGAAAGCATGCATAATGCAAACCTTTCAAATCTTGGAGGTGCTGCCGAAGAATACATGAAAATTTATAGGGAGATTCAAAACCCCTATGCTGCTCGTGAAATTCTTGATGCCGATATTGGTCCTATTAGTGAGCAGCCTTTAACCTATGATACTTTTAATGTGTCAGGTATTTTAGACCCCGACACTGGTGAACGATATACTGCGACCTATCGAACCGCTAAGACTAGGGCAGGCCAGACTGTGTTTACTCAAGACCTTTCTAATCAAGGAAAACTTGTTTCGTTGTCGCCTCGCCAGAATCCAAACAGTCCTGTTAATCCTTTGCGGACAAGCTTAACGGCAGCCATGGCTGCAAAAGAAAGTATTCAACAATATGGTTTAGAAGAAGACTACGAAGCGATTAAAGACGGTTTTATTGGTACCTTTGGAAGTTCCGATGATGTTGATCAAAAAATAAAAGATGCTCGCCTAAAAACATTTTATGCAACGGGGCATCATCTTCACAAGGCAGTTACTGCCCGCATTCCTGGGTTAAGCCGCCAACAAGCTTGGCAAGTTACTAGCCGTATGATGGCCTTGAATTTTAACAGTGATTTAGATTTTGATTTGTTGGCCACCGATGATGGTTATAGTCCTATCTTGGCTATTGCTGCTTTGGATAGCTTAGGAAATAAGGATCGTGCTGCTTTGTCGCGCAGGCAAACCAACCAACTAATTGGGACTGTTGCTGCTGGAATGAATAGGGATGTTGTACAGTCTTTTCAAAATCTTCCAATAGTGCAACGTAAAAAACTTCTTTATTGGATGAAAGACAACGCGCCCTTTTTTGGGACGGCTCGGGTGGCCAATACGGGCAATACTTATTTAGAACAGTTTAAAATTGACTTTGCTACTCTTAGGTAACGGGAAAAATTATGGATTACGATTACACTCCAGCAGGTCCGTTCCTTGATCAGGAAGAAGAAGAAAAGCAAGATTTTTCTTACGCGCCTGATGTTCAAAGTGTTCAGCAATATGTAGATAGTACCTATACTACAACAGAGTTGCGCGATGATCCTAGGATAACTGAAGCCTTTGAAAAGGTTAGTAGTTATTTAAATGAGAATGAAAATACTTATTCTCGGATTCTAGATACGGGTTGGGGAACTAATGATGATCCTATTGAATATCTTCGTGATGAAACTTTAAAAACAGGTACGCTGCTTACCCGTGCTAATATTTTTAAAGATGCTCCTGAAGATGTTAAGGCTGCTCAGCGTTATCTGCGTCAAAGAATGGACAGCGCCAAAATAGATGATTGGGGTAGTTTTATTAAGGATTATACCGGAGATGTTTTTTCAGGTCCAGAAGGAATTCTTAGTGTAGCTAGTTTAATTGGTTCTATTTTTACTGGCGGCGCTTCTGGGGCTGCAGCAGCAACGGCAACTACGGCTGCGCGTCAAGGGGCTGCTAAGGCTATTAAAAGCGCAGCAGGGGCTATTACTACGCCTACGGGCTTAGCAGCCGAAGGCGCTATTTTTGGTGGTCTTGATGACTATGCTTCTCAAAACTTAGAAGTAGCTATAGGAGAACGCGAAGATACTAGCGGCGCACAAGTAGCAGTAATGGCAGTTGCTGGGGGTGTTCTTGGCGGAGCCTTGGGGTTAGGAGCTAAAAAGCTTAGCAAATCTAGAATTGACTCTAAAGCTTTAGAAAACACAGAAACCCTTGAAGGTTATAACTCAACCACTACGATTGCTTCAGAGTCTCCTGAAAATCTAGCAAAGGCTCGGGCGCTTATTGAGGAAGCCAGGACTGTTCCGCAACAGGGCGCTCTTGACTTTGATGGTGCGCCTGTTCAAGGCCAGCTAGATTTTGGTATGCCTCCTATGCCCAGCAGTTCTGCTAAGCTTGCAGATAGCTTTGGTGCAAATATTCAAGGCAAGGACGTTGCTGACCTTGATCCAGAAAGGTTGTTGGATGAAAATGAACTAGATGCTTTTGTTTCTTACATCGGTGGTGGAGAAAAAACCAGAAAAAAAATACGCGACGAGGCTATTGCTGCAGCCAACGATGCCAATAAAGATAATGCCTACAATCGTTTTGCGTTTAGCCTATATCAATTAACTTCTGACTTTACATCTAGGTTTGCTGGCGGCAAAGCCCCTGGAGTGTTGACTCCGTTTGCTAGTTTTTCTGGAACCGCAAAGGTTCTTCAGGGCAAGCTAAGTCGAGAGTTTGCTAAACAGTGGAGAGGCGAACAAGCAACAATAGGTGAAGATTTGTTTGAGGCTCAGCGGCGCATTACGGGCCACTATTGGCGCCGTTACCTGTCTGTTGTACAGCCTTATCGTTTAGGTACCCTAGCAGGAAAACTTAAGGATCAAGAAAATAATCTTTTAAGTTTGGCTATGCGTGGTAAACCTGCTAAAGATAAAAAGCTTAATGGGGCCGCACTTGAAATTAAGCGCATGTATTCTGACATTGGAGATATTCTAAAGCGCGAAGGAATTATTAAGCACAAAATTGAAAATTATATTCCTCGTATGTGGAATAGGGCCGGGATTGAAAACAACCCAGATAAGTTAGCTCAGCTTCTTCTTGAAGATGGAGAAGCAAAAACCTTGCAAGAAGCAGAAAAAATTGTAACTGGAATGCTCAACAAAGAAAGCCAGATTGATTCTGGAACGACCGGCCATTTCTTTTCAGCCCGTCGTAGCTTTGATAAAATTAAAGATGATTCTAAGTATGAAGAATTTTTGAATCAAGACGTAAGCGCCTCGCTCTATGGTTACATTACGCAAGCTGGAAGAGCCTTAGCTAAAAAGCGTGTATTGGGTGTAAAGAACATTAAAGGCTTTGAAAAAAAATGGGTGAATCAAATTGAAAAAGAAATGATTAAGAAGACTGGAAAAGGCTTAAGTGAAAGCCAAAGAAAAAATCTTCTTGCTACTTACACCCATGCAACGGGAGAGGGGCTAATGGAAATGCCTCTCAAAAGCTTTAGAACAGCTACGGAAGGCCTTTCCCTTGTAAACCAGCTTGCTTACTTACCGCTTGCTACGCTTACTTCTTTTCCAGAAGTTTTATTAAATATTGGCAGGGCGGGTGTGTTTAATAGTGTAAAAGGCTTCAAAGAAGCTTTTGAGATTTCACACAATACTATTACTAAAGACGCACACAAAATGCTCCAGTCTCGACATGGCATGACTGCCCAAGAAGCTTGGGATGAAATGCAAGGCTTTGGTTTGGCAATGGATCAGACCTTAGATCAAATGGGAAACCGTCTTACTGGTGGTGAAGAAATTGTAAATGAAAAAATTCAAAATGCTAGTAAATGGTTTTTTAGAAAAAACCTGTTGGAGCAATGGACAAATTTTGCGCAGCTAGTGGCCTATAACTCTGGGCGCAACATGATTCAAGAAAACATTGAGACTATTGCGCGCCATGGAAAAGGCCGCATTACGCCGCGCATTCAAGCTAAGCGCGATGAATTGGCTGAGCTTGGTATTGATCTGCCTAAAGCTCTTAATTGGTATGGTAGTGGTCGAAAGACTAACGATCCGTTCTTTCAAGAGATTAAGGCTGCAGCCGCTAGGTATACTAATGATGTAATTCTTAACCCTACTGCAATGTCAGGAACAAAGCCCAGGCTATATACCAAACCAACAACTTCTTTCTTGTTTCAAATACTTTCTTATCCTGCGGCATTTTCAAATACGGTACTAAAAGGAGCAGCTAAAACTTTTGTTCGTAATCCCACAAAAGAAAATGTAGCTAAGATTTCTGCTGGTGCTTTAAGCTTGGTAGGAATGCAAGCAGCGATTAATTACATTAAGACTCGGGGAGAAAGTGCCCAAGATAAAGAAGCACACGAGATTGCATTTGATGCCTTACAGCGGGCAGGTGGTTTATCTTTTGTTGCCGATGCGGCAGAACGTGCCCGTACAAGCGCAATGTATCGTCGTAGCTTGTCTCCCTACTCTATGATGTTTTTTGGACCGGCTGCGCAAGACATACAGGATATAGGGTCTGGAAGGATTGGAAGGTTTGCTTCTTCAAAAGTTCCTTTTGGCACCGCAATCACTGCGGTAGAAAAGTACACCGGCACTGAAATGATGGATACTATTAAAGATGCTGGAAAAAATCTTGACAAGGAACTTAGAGACATTGGAATTAGTCCTATGCCTTCAAATATCCGGCGAGAAATGTTTGCTAAGGGTGGTGAAGTTAATGTGCCCAACGCCCCTAAAGAACCAGACGAGCGCATTGACAAAATGACTGGACAACCCTATAACATTCAAGCAGGCTCTGCGTTTGTTGACGAAGAAGACCCTGATAAAAATCTTATTTAAGGATTAGAACATGGCCTTTAGTTCTTTAATTTCAAAAGCAATTACTAGATATAGCAACAATATGTTTGATGCTAAGAAAGTAAATGAGCTTTCTGATCGGCTTGAAGCAGATATTAATTTTAAATTAAAAGAAGGTGATTCTTTTGAAAATATGAATACTCCTAATTTTAAAGAACCTGATTATACAGATTCTTATCAAGATATGGATATTCCTTTTGATGATCTTGAAGATTATTATAGCATTAGTGACAATGTTGAAAATATCGAAGAACTAGAAGACTATGTTGACTTATCAATTAAGATTCTTTTTAGGGAAAAAAATGATAAGACTCTTGACGAACTTAGGCAAATGCCAGAGTTTCAAAAAGACTCTGAATCTTATAGTTGGGAAGATTTTAGTAGGGCTAGAGGATATTCTGAAGAAGATATTCAAGATTTTAAAACTGTAATGGAGCAACAAGAAAAGCTTGATCCTGCTGGAGACATTGGACTTACTATTACCGACGGTATTCAAGATTTAACAAATCGGTTTTTCATGCTAAAACGAAAAACAGAAGACGATGCTGTTGTGCCCGAACAGTATAAAAAATTCCTTCCTTTTGTTAGGGAAATGTTTGCTACAAATGGAGACTATCAAAACTATCTAAGTCCCGATAGTACTGCTGCTGCCGCAAGGAACGCGCTTGTAGAACTTTTGAGTGATGAAAATACCAAGCGTGTTTTAGATGATATGCTAGACGAACTTCCAAAAGCTCGTGAATATAAAGAGCGAGTTACTGACAAAGCGCAAATTGTTTCCGCCGAAGAATTTGTAGCTGACTCTGTTCAAAAACTACCGCAGTTTTATCGGGCCGTTACCAGCTTTAATGATTTAACTTATGATTTGTCTTTTGTGTGGCCAAGAGAAATTGGAACACATGTAGGTACCCGTGGACAAGCATCTAATATTCTTGTAAGGGGAATAAATCCTGACCGAACCGACATCCATTTATATACTGCGGATCGAAAAGAAAAGCCAACCTCTAAGGACTTGGCAGCCTTCTTTGAAGACGAGGGGGAAGCTCTTCAAGAATATGCAGCATACGGTGAAGATATAAATATACCTCCCGCAACTATGATGCGAGGATATATCAATACAAAAAATCCTCTGGTCATCCAAGAAGATTTTGGAAGGTGGGAATCTTATGAAATTTTAGCAGACCCAGTAACTGTAGAAACATTTAGAGAAGCCATTGAATCTCAAAATGTAAAACTTACTAATTCGCAAGAGTTGGAATTAGATGGCCTTGTTAAACGTGCTGAAAATATTTCTAATTCAAGAAACATAGATCCTGCTCTTGAGGGGCGCGAATATGAGTTTATAAAAACAGAACTACTTGGAACTGAGCTTGGAAAAGATTTTCGTTCTTGGCTAGAAAGTTTAGGTTTTGATTCAATTAAATATAGAAACCAAGCAGAAGCTTCTCTTAGGTCTGAAAACGAATATTCATATGTGCTGTTTCGCCCAGAGCAATACAAATCCTACACGGCTACTGATTTTGACCCCAGCCGCAAAGAGTTTGCAGAAGGTGGCTATGTCATCAAGTCCGGCGACACCCTGTCTCAAATCGCCAAGGATAATAACACAACGGTAGCAGAGCTTGCAAGGCTAAACGGCATCAAAGACGTTAATAAAATCTATGCGGGCCAAAAGCTAAACCTAGGCCAACAAGTCGAAGAGGCTATGAAGCCGGAACCTAAGAAGGCCCCGGAGAAGCCCCAGAAGGCTCCTGAGCCTGAGAAAGAAGACGAAGGCTTCAACCTTAACGTTGACTTTGCCAAGCAGTTTGTGCGTGGTTTCTTTAAGACTGGTGATCAAGAAACCGAAGACTTTAGCGACAAGCTGCGGAGTGTTCTAAGGGACGCGGCCCGCAATGCAAATCGCAAGGGCCAAGACTATATCACCTACAAAGAATATCCGCAACTAGCATCCGGCGAGTCTGCTGATGATTGGGTTAAAGGACGCCGCAGCGGAGGCTTTTTAGACAAGCTCCGGGGTGTGTTTACTGACCCCGTGTTGAATGCCGCAGTCACCGTAGGTCAAGGGAACCTCGTGCGCGAGAATGGCCGTGTGTACTTCACAGATGAGTATGATTTTACACCCATTGAAAAAGATTACTCAGAGCTTGGAGCCTACGGCAAGGTCCGCAAATGGGCCGGAGAAAACTTCCCGGAGGACGGCAACAAGATTCGTATTGATCTAGGCCCTGAAGAAGAAATCTATGGCGTCCCGAAGTCGCTATGGATCAACAAGACACTGACACCCAGGAGGTTTAGTGCAAAAACTATTGGATATGCTCAAGCGCCACGAAGGCATGAAGCACTTTGTATATGATGACCACCTTGGCTACGCCACCATTGGTGTTGGCAGGTGCATTGAAAAGAATGTAGGGTTGGGTCTATCTCACGACGAGATCGAATACCTACTTCAGAATGATGTTAACCGGTGTATTCAGGAGTTAGACTCCAATTTTACATGGTACCGCAATCTCTCTGAAGCCCGCAGGGACGCAATGATCAACCTCTGTTTCAACCTAGGGCTACCCCGCCTCAAGAAATTTGTAAAGGCTCTGGCGGCCATGGAGGCCGGTAACTATGAGGAAGCGGCGGTTGAGTTCCTTGATAGCCGTTGGGCCAAGCAAGTAGGCTCCAGGGCCCTTGAAGTCGCGCACATGATCAGGAGCGGTGAGTATGTCTAATCGTGTAGACAAAGATAAGATGAAGTGTAACCAACCTAAGCGGACTCCTAACCACCCCAAGAAATCCCACGTTGTTAAAGCCTGCGAAGGCGGTAAAGAAAAAGTAATTCGTTTCGGAGAACAGGGCGCAAAGACTGCGGGGAAACCAAAGGCAGGTGAGTCTGAGGCCATGAAAAAGAAAAGGGCTAGCTTCAAAGCTCGGCATGCCCGCAACATTAAGAGGGGTAAAATGAGTGCGGCCTACTGGGCCGATAAGGTGAAATGGTAATGAAGAAAAAGAGCCGCGTCAATGAAGCTGGTAACTATACAAAGCCGACTCTACGGAAACGCCTCTTCGAACAAATTAAAGCCGGTGACAAAGGCGGCAAGTCCGGACAATGGTCTGCACGAAAGGCCCAAATGCTGGCGAAAGCCTACAAAGAAAAAGGGGGCGGATACACCTAAGTTGACCTTAGCGCCCGCACCCAAAGAATAAAGAACAACAGAATAAGGGCTGGTTGAAGGAACACAAAGATAACAATGTTGGCTAGCTCGTATCCCATACCCGTATGGTAGCCAATCACTTCCAGCACATACACACAAAACTCAAAAAATTGGTGAATCATGTCGTTGAAAAAACCTCAAAAGTCTTTAAAGAAATGGACGAAAGAAGAATGGGGTACGAAGTCCGGCAAGCCCAGTACCCAAGGGCCTAAAGCAACCGGAGAGCGTTACCTACCTAAGAAGGCTCGACAGTCTCTAACGGCTGCTGAGTATGCCGCAACCTCCCGCAAGAAACGCCAAGACACTAAGGCCGGTAAGCAACATTCTGCACAGCCTAAAAAGATTGCTGCTAAGACTGCTCGTGCCCGCCGTGGTTAATGGCATCTAACTCCGCTTCAATTCGTTCATGAAGGTCTTCAAAGTTTCTCATGGCCACATCAAGAATCTTGTTGATGATGCGCTGGTCGTGTTGATCTTTGAAGACCTTATGAACATCCTCACTTGGAAGGCGACTAAGCTCAGAGCCTAGCACACCCTTACCGTCGAAGTAAATACGAAAGCCTACTACGTTGCCTTCACGCAATGCTTTCATCCCAGTCTAGAAGATAATCCCGCACCAGAAGCAGCGCTTCCTTTCGATCCTTAGACTCAGTGATCAAATCCAATTGGCTCTCAATAGCCTCGTTGAATTTGTCGTGGTCATGAAAGGCCATTGGATTGCTGATCATGATCTCAATGTTCATGAGGTGTTTGTTTATATCTGAGTCATAGTAATCAAGCATGGTATTAATAATATCGTCAGGTTTAATCATGGCTAATTTCCTCAATGAGTCGTTGTACCCGTTCCCTAGATGCTAACCCACATACGGGGCAAAAGTCAACTGGTTTTAGTGCTTGGCTGGTGATGGGGCCAGAGACCATCTTCCCTGAAGCCCCAAATTCTTTGCAGACAATACCAAACCTATTACATAAGTGGGAGATTTCAGGGTAATTCACAGGTACCACCCACACACGCTAGTTCCTGGGAACCTTCAGTAACATCAGACTCCTCAACAATATCCCAGTCCACAATTTTTGGCTGAAGCTTGAGAAGTTCGGCGTACTGTTCTTTATTGATTGCCTCGTAGGGTGCCTGCTGATAAGTATGATCACTGTACGGCAGGAAGCTAACCCCAGACACCTCATCGAATCGGTTGTACATCCAGTTACCGATGGTCAAGAATTCATCGTCACGATAGTAAACGGTGATCGACGGCTTGTGTTCGCACCAGTGTTTCTGGTAGGTATCCCAAATCTCAAGTTGTTCAACACCCGTCTGGTCCGAAGCAAACACAGCATTGCTAGGAGCCTGCTTAGGGAACGAGAAGACCTTAGTAGTTGGGGACATGACGTCCACCTCAGAAGGGACTCCAGCGGCTTCTAAGACGCCACACAGGGGGTCTCGCATGTCAGCCCGCACCCGCCGAATGTAATGCTCAGCAAAGCGTCCATGAATCCCAGAAGCACTGTCTACCAACTGGCTCACCGTACCGCTGGGCTTAACGCAGGTGATGGCTGCACTTTGATTGATGCCTAACCTTTGGGCCCAATCGGCGTTGATATCTACGGCGTGTTGCTTAAGGCCTTCAAGAATCTCAGGCAGGGTCTTGCCGTCCATCTTGGCCTTCTTGCCAGACAACACAGGATGATCAAGGATGCCAGTCAGACTAACGCCCAGCAGCGCCTCTTCTTCTGTGTTGCGGCGCCAAACAGCCCGCAGGTACCGGAAGTCGGTGAGCGTTGCTTGGAGCGTACCAATGATGGTTGCAATTTCTACCTTGTCCAACAAAGTTTCGTAGGTATCGTTGGGCCGCACAACAACTTCACTTAAATTACAGAACTGATTGGGGCGCAAGATAATCTCAGAGCATGGGTTGGTCCCGAAGTCCCAGTCTGCATCACGGCGGCATTCTTGGCTGCTTGTTTCTGGCTGGCCACTCGGCTGAACATGCCACGCTCACCGGAGCGAGATTCATAAAGGCTAACCCACTCGTTCAGGAAGGCTTCGAAGTCAGGCTTCTCGGTGTAGCAGGCGCTGTTGTTTGCAAGGCCACGATGGGGGTGAGTCTCCCACCAAGAGCCGTGCTTAGCGCGCCGAATGCGATCATCCGTCAAGTTACTTAGAGAAATTAGGGCGGATCGGCGGACGCCACCAACCACAACGATCTGTGCAATCTTGCAGCAAAGGTCATGACATTCAATGGAACTTAGCTTGCGGCCTGCTGCATTCTTGAAGAGATCAACAGTAAATTTGAACAGGTCAACCAGAGGCTCAGGGCCCGATGCACGGCCACCAAAGGTCTTCAAAGGGGCGCCAGCGGGGCGAACACCAGACACATCCCAAGTTGGGACTTGACCAGCATACAGCAAGGTGACTAGTTCCCTGAAGGACTTGGCCCACCCAATCTTACTGTCAACAACGTAGATAACAGTCTCAGTAGGGTGCATTGCTTCAGCAACCTCAGGGAGCTTCGTAATATATTGGCGCTCAACGCTGAAGCCAACGCCCGTGCCGCACATAAGGATGTACATCATTTCATCAAAGGCACGAGGATGATCAATAGGAATGTAGCTGCAGTTGAAACCTGCTACGTTGTCTCGGTCCAGGGCCTTGCCTGCCGTCATGAGTGCCCGCATCGAAGGCATCACTTCAAGATTCATGATGGCATCAGAGAGCCGCTTAGCTTCAGACTCCTCAAGGCTTCCGCGATCTTTAAAGTAATTCACATACCGATTGACCGTTTCATCCCAACGCTCGCGGCGCTGTTCTTCGGGAATGTAACGGGCATAGCGGCTCTTGTGAATATACTGTTGGTAAACGTCCATTCCGTACTGGTCTTTCATTCGTAGTCCTCGTAGTAATCTTCTAAGTTTTTGTAGTGCTTGGTAACTTTCTTAGGCTTAGGTGCCGTGTTGTTCTTTGGTTTTTTCTTGCGTTGAAAGCGTTCAATTCGTTCTTGCTTCCGGTCGATCATTGCCACTCCTCAGGAAAACTAAATTCACTATACCACCTAAACCCTTTTGAATCTGCCCACTCAGCGTGGGTACGTTTGGTACCATCCTTGCGTCGCTTAGCCTGTGGCATGGGCGCATTAGGCTCAGCAAAAAGAAACACAAGTTCATAATCATCCGGCAAAGCCTTGTTGATCCAAATGTACTTGCTGAATTCTGCGTTGTCCCAGAAGCGGCCCTTAGCCTCAACCAAGATTGTCTTGCCGTCTATCTGCTTGATGAAGTCTGGATGATAGGTGTGTTCAATTATATAATCAATTGTCTCGGAATGGAAGTCCCAAGTCTTCAACACGCCTTGGTGCAATTCGTATTCAAAATTTGAATCGTATCCAGTAACCAAGTCTTTTTCAACTGGCCTTTGAACTCTTGGCTTCCGTGAGCCGCTTCTAATCTTCAATGTATTTTTGCCTCTAGTAATTCCAGTTGTGTTGTGGCCGCATCTTTAAGTTTCTTTAGGGTATAATGATCAATGTCATCTACTTTCATGCCGGTCGTCAACAACTGGGCTAGTCCAACAATCAACAGGTCCAGGGGATAGTCCGCATCTTCAAGCTGCTGTAACATCCGCTAATCCAAAGGACTCAATGGCCCTGTTAGGGTGAAGGGTAACAAGCTTCTTAAGCCGCTTGCGCATCCATTTCTCTGAGAAGGCACTGAGGCTAAGCTTGCCCTGCAGGAACACATGGGTTTGGTCGGGCATCAATTCCTTGTAGTTTTTTAGATTGACACCCGCCGCATCCTCTTCGTTCAATAGACTCTTGAGCCATAGTACAAGTAGGTCAGCCACATGGCGGTTAATACGCTTCATCTTTTTTGAATTCATTCGTTATCTCTTCTACTCGTGGAGTATTAACCACATCGGTTAGATACACAGGGCCGCTAGAATATTTAAAGACCCGAAGTCCTTCGAAGTCATTGGCATCTACATGGCAATCAAACTTATAAGGACAGAAGACGCAGTTCTTAGGCAGCTTCATGTTGCCAGACTTACCGTCTGCAACAGGATTATAGCAGCGGGTAGGCGGCTCGTCAACACTCAAAGCCTTTTTAATACTCTCAATCTTCTCGGGCACATTCGGCTTTTCTAAATCAACGGGCCGATATAAACAGAGTTCGCCACTCTCTTTGTTGATAACCAAGAAGCCACCACCACTGGTTCCTTCTGAGGTCTCATAGGCAGAAAGCTGAGCAAGATAACCAAAAGGATCATCGTTAAACAGCGCCCCATTTTGGAACTTAGCGAACGCAAAGCGTGATGCAGTCTTAACATCAACAACCTCCCCGTCAATCTTAGCGTCCATGTGGCCCGTGATGCCTGCAACCTCTGCATCCTTCTGTTGATCGGTGACGTTGTGGCCTGCGGCCCGTGCCAACATCAAAACAATCTCTTCTAAGATGTGGCCATAAAGGAACTTGATTTGATCAGAAGCCTTAGGGACATGGTTTGATTCACCTGCGCGGCTTTCGTACCACAATTGACGCACAGGTCGTCCAATGTTAGACATCCTAAGTGTAAAAGTCTTGTTACGCTCAGAAGGGTTAGACCATTCAAGGATACTTTGCTTTATGTTTTCTAGGGTTGTATCCAGTTGTTCTTCATCAATACTTAACGGCTTCCCGTGAGAGAGGCCGTCAAGCATTCCATAGATATCCTCAACGAGCGTGTCTAGGTTTTTCATGCTGCCTTCTTGTTTGATTGGTTAACGACGTTGGCAATGATTGACCACGCCTGCCGGGGGCTACACTTAAACCACTCGCCGTTCCGGGGGAAACGAGCATCCAGGGCGGTGTGCGCTGCGGCCTCAGAGGCTCGGCGGTCTTCAGTATCAAAGGTGTAGTCCAGTTTGTAATCCCGAAAGGGGCTAGAGGTTTGATAGTTGTTGAGCCGGTCGTTGGCGTCAACGGCCATACCCACCTTTACCCATCCTTTGAAGTTGGGGTTTGAAATAATGTACACTTGACCTTCTTTGCTTTGAGTATAGTTCTTAAGAGAATCAAAGGCAGCCGCTTCAAAGCTCTTATAGCGTCCGGGCTTATGAAGTGGATGAGAAGCAGGAACATACTTACCATTGACAAACATACGGTTACTGTTTTCTCGTAGATAGGCATCAACCCGAATCCGCCGCGTACCGTTGTCTCGCTTCTTGTACCACCACTCGCCGTCTTCAAAAACAAACTCAGCTTTCTTGCTCATTGTAAATCTCCATAAACTTTGGCATCAATTGTCCGATGATTATAGCACACTCTTCAGCGATTTGTCTATGCTCTTTTTGTGTTGATTCATCAGTCCGCACTTCGATGTAATGGAGCCAAGAGCGGACAGTTCCATGCATCATCAGCACTGATTCGGTTAAGCCTTCGGGCAACACACTCCTTGCAACTTCCTTGGCGATACCATTCTTTGTTGCCCAGGCATAGGCCTCTGCCGCAGCCTTGCGAACATTAAGTTGATGGTGTTGCCAAGAAAGATCAAGGAAGTCATCTTCAACTTCGATACTATTCTGGCGGTTGTTAGGGTCTTGCAGCCTCACCTCACGGTGAACGAAGTTCAAGTCTTGTGTTGGGTCCGCATACCGCTGCGAATATTCTTGGAAGCTGAAGCTTCGGTGCCGAAGTATCTGACGAGCAATGTCCCTAGTGGTCTTGATCTCAATACCAACACTGGCCATTTCAAACGGTGACCAATGCTTGTGCTTCATCAGATACTTGATAAGCCTGGGAGCAGTCTTACTGTTATTCTGGTTGCTTGGGTTACTGACTCGGGCGCAGTAGGCAACGAGGTCTTCGATGCTGCTTGCGGCCTCGTCGGGCATGATGCTGTGACAAATCAGTTTAGTGTGTTTCAGCCCAGTTGTTTCCAATCTTGTATTCTCCATCTAGTTCACACCGTAGGTTAAGGGCAGTGCCTGCCTCTCGGATGGCTTCAACACCAAGCTGACCAACCTTGTCAGCGATATCTTCTTTGACTTCAAGCTGCCATTCATCGTGAACATTACAGACAAACTTGGCATCAAGGAACTTAAGCTTGCGTTCGAACAACACCAGGGCCTGCTTCATGACGATGGCTCCAGCGCCCTGCAACAGAGTGTTAAGGGCAGCATGCTCAGAGCGAATGAAAAGCTTGCGGCCATCTAGCCCCTTGACCCATCCCTTTGTTGACGCTCGTCCAACTCTATCCTTAAGAGTCTTAAATGATGGGAGATTATCGAAGAAACGTTGTCGAAGTTCTTTACCGCTGTCTGCGTTTCCTCCCACCACGCTTCCAAGCTTTGCATCTCCTGCTCCGTATAGGAGTGCATAGATGAAAGTCTTTGCCTGATTTCTTGATTCAAGTCCTGCAGCCCTTTGGTTAGCTGTGTGTACGTCGCCGTTGAGAATTTCATAGGTGAATGCCTCGTCATCCATGTAGTGGGCCAACATCCGTAGCTCAAGGCCAGAGGCGTCAATACCTACCAGCTTGTAGCCTTCAGGCACCGTCCAACAAGCACGGCACTCAGGGCCATAGGGGCTGTTGATGCTAGGTACCTGTGCCATATTGGGGTTGCTATGTGTCATGCGGCCCGTAATCGTGCCATTGGAATTGACATAGCCCCGAACACGATCATCGTCCTGCACTTCTTTGAGCCAGGAGTTGATCTGTGCTAGGCGCTTCTGAAGCATAAGATACTTGGCAATGATCTTGGCCTCAGGGATGTTGTCAATTTTACTCAGGGTTGTTTCATCAACAATAGGCTGGCCGGTAGGCGTATGCTTCTTGGGCTTCCAACCAAACTCAATCAAGTATTCGCCAATTTGTTTTCTGGAACCTAGGTTGAACGGGATCGAATCACAACGCACAAAAACCTTATCAGGATTAGCACACGCCTTAGCATACTCTTCATCAGAGAGGCGCACCTTCTTGGTTCCGCCAACCACCTGAGCCATCTTCGAAACCTTACCGGCTTTAGTAAGGATAGGCTCCAACTCAAGGGATGCGTCCTTCGGCGTAAAGGTTTTGTGTACTTCGTTCTCTGCCGCAGCCAGTTCATCATTCAGTTGTGCAACAAGGCAAGTGGCATGTTTGATATCCAACAAGAAACCATTGTCCCGCTGTTGATTAATGATGTGATAAGTATCGTGTTCAAGGTCAATTGATTCGCGGCTAAAGCCTTTGACTTCCATCTTCAGATGGTTGAAAAGTCGGAGGTTCAATTGTACATCTTGCTCACAATACTTAAGCATCTCAGGGGTGAACCTGTCGAACTCGTTGTGTTCAATTTTATGGGACTTGAGGCGATAACCCCAAGACTCAAGGCCGTGTCCGCCTTCACGAACCGGATTAAAAAGTCGGCTAAGAACAAGGGTATCAATCACTCGGCGGCCTACGCTCAAGTCAATGCCGTGCAGTCTCTTGATAACCGGAATGTCATAGCCGATAATATTATGACCAACAAGCTTGTCAGCCGTCTTCAAATATTCGATACCTTCTGCAATCTTGTCGGGACCAAAAGAGCTAAGCTCATTGGTGCGGCTGTTGATACCAACGATGCACCAAATCTTAGTGGCATCAATGGCGTCTGCTTCAATATCGAATACAATAGTTGTCATAGCTCTACCTCAAAATGTTCTTCGGCAGACTCAATGTCTACCTCACCTAGTCTACCTGTTTCTTGGTCATAACGCAAGTGGGTAGCTAGTCCAACGTCCCCGGTGTAACGAGACTTCAACACCCGTACCTTAGTAGTTGAAGCCTCAATGGGGTCTTCGGACTGTTGGTTGCGCTCTAAGCTGATGACGCAATCTGACAACTGTGCAATGGATTGAGAACCACGCAGGTGACTAAGCCCTGTCTCAATACCATTCTCGTGGCCACGGTTACCGTCAACACGGCGAAGGTGGGACACAAGGATCATGCCGCAGCCAGTCTCTTCAACAAGCGTCCGCAGCCGGTGCATGATGTTATCAATGGCGCGGCGCTCGTCGTTCTCTGGTGTTGAAAGAACCAGCATGTGAAGGTGATCAACAACAATCCAGCGGCAGTCGCAGCCAATGGCCATGAAGCGCAGCTTGCTGAAGATACTATCAAGGTCGTTCATGCCGTGGTGGGAATGGACCCACACCCGATTGGCATTCTCACCTGCAAAAATATTACCGTAGAATTCACCCAACTGATCTTGAGAGAATTGCTCTCGCACCCTGTCAATATGAAGGCGGGCATTAGCCTCAATGGAAACAATACCATCAATAGTTCGGCGCCAGTCTTCTTCAAGGGCGATGACGCCCACATTGTCTTTGGTGTTCTTGACCAACCAGTGTTCGATCTCACGGGTGACGCTGGATTTTCCTAGACCAGTACCTCCCGTAAGGGTTACCAACTCACCCTGACGCAACCCCTCAAGCTTGTCGTTGAGGCCCTGCCACGGGTAAGGAATAGACGGCTTGCGCTGTCGATTAATGTAGTTGTCAAAGTTTTCGCTAACATTGATAACGCCAGAGGGGGTATAAAGTTTAGCGCCCCACCAAGCATTCATAAAGGCTTGGCTCTGGCCCTTGCGCAGCATGTCGTTAGCATCTTTGTAGTCTTCGGGCAACGAAACAATTCGTGCCTTCCCAGGCTTCAAGATTCTAGCAACCTTTCGTGCTGCCTCACGCCCCGGCTTGTCGTTGTCAAAACAAATGACGATGTTGTCAAAGGATTCCAAAAACTCTAGAGCTTCTTTGATATCCCGGTCAGCAGCTTGGGCACCATTCTTAACAGAGACCACGGGCCATCTGGACCCCATCAATTCATAGGCCGCCATTGCATCACACTCGCCTTCAACAACCGTGATATATTTGCCGCCCTGCTGAAATGCCTGGGAACCAAACAGCCCCGTGCCTCGGGGACTACCATTCCAAATAAAACTTTTGTCGGCTGTCTTGCGAACCTTGTGGCTCACGGCCTCGTTGTTAGCGTAGTAAGGATAGCTATGCTCAACGATCTTGCCGCTTGAATCTTTGACAGACCGAACACCATATTTCTTTGCCGTTTCTAAAGAAATGCCCCGATCACTCAGGGCATAAAACTCACCAGCGGTAGAGTCGTTCATCTTGTTTCTCTGATAAGTAGAGAAGTCAGTCACGTTTTCTTCACCTCGCATGGCGGCTTCATAGTCCTTCATGAATTCGCCGCATGAAAAACACTTGGCCGATCCATCATCATTTACTGCAACCGGATCGTGACCACCACACTTCGGACAAGCAACATGAGTCTTGACAAAAGGCAAAGGTATTACTCCTCTGGTTGTGCCTCTTCGATTAGTGCTTCATCAGTTAGATACTCTTGAACCTTGGAATGCAGCGCAAGAACTGCTGCTTGCCGTAGGGTCAGGGTATCTTGAACAACGTTGAAGTCTTGCTGGGCGATGGCCAACAGGCGGAATGCCTGCTGACCTTCGGCAGAAAACTTATCAACGTCATAGGTTTTATCATCGACATGATAAGTGTTGCTCATTAAAGTTCTTCCTCTTCTGCTTCGACGTCAAAAGCGCTAGCGGCTGAGCTAGCTCCATTATACTCTACAAGATCGATAACCTGCATGGCCTGGAAGTCTAGACCCTTAAAGGTTTGTCCTTTCCATGTGGTTTCCCATTCTTTGCAGAGAACCTTAACCCGTGAACCATTACCTACCTCAACGTTCATGGGCTTCTTGTAACGATCAACAAGCTCAGGGGCTGAATTGATTTCCCCGTTGGACTTGTTAACCTTACGCTTGATGACAAGGGCCGTCCCCTCGTCCATTTCTTTTACCGGAAACCCACGGGACTTAAAGTCTTCCGCAAGGTCCGGGGCAACAACAAGATTCACAGAATAGCAGGGCGTGAATCGGGTGTTAGGGGTGGTGACAAAAGACCAGTAAGCGTAGCCTTCAATAACTGCCATAACATTTACCTCGTATAAAGATGATCAATAAACAAAGGAATCTGAGCAAGAACAAAATCTTCTGTTACTGCCATTCCCGACTTGCTCGACTGCATTTTACACCAACTCGTGAACCGTGTCAACACCTCCTCGCTTGGTCGCTGCACACCTAGCATCATAACGAAAGCCCGTGTGAAAATATCATCAATGATCTCTTCAGTTGTTAAGCCTTCGTAGTCATTCATTAGTCCATACTCATGGTAGATGACAACAGGATATTCATCTTAGCTGTATCCAACATGAAGTTGAATTCATCAACAGTCATATCAGATGCGATGTATACGTTGTTGTCTACTTCGGTTATAAGTATAAAGCCTGTGTTAGCTTCGGGGTCTTCGGCTGCACCTCCTAAGTTTTCTAAACACTCATGAATCTTTTCAATCAATGGCCGCTTGGCCGGTTCATCTTTCTTTCCAAAACTACCTTCAATGATTTGCATTAATGTCCCGCCTTAAATTCTCGCATGGTTAGTAGCCGAACAGCCTTAGCTTCTTCGGGTTTTACAATCTGTTTAAAGATGTTGTGTGCATCGTACATTTCTTTAAAGGTTCCTGAAGCTAAGACAACTGGCTTAGTAAAGGCGCCAACATCTTTGATGTTAGCTGCAACCACCCAGGTATCTCCCAGCCCCTTCACAATCTCTAAAGATTCGTTGATAAAGTCCACTGTCTTCTGAAGAATATCCGTTGCTCTCATTATCGGTCGCCTCCTGATCCGAGTAGAACTCCTCGCATTTTCCGGTCTTGGAGTTTTTTAAGATTGATTTCTGCGACTTCTGAAAGGTTGATTCCGTTACGCCGGAGTAACACAGCCAAGTTCCAGAGGACGTCCCCGGCTTCGGAGACAACCTTGGATCGGAAGTCAGGCTGAGTGCTATCACCACGCAGCATAGGTTTAACAAACAAGTCTGCAAGTTCTGCGGCCTCCACCATCAAGGATGCAATGGGATAAAAATCATTCTTGAAGATTGCAGTTTCAACTGCTTGGTCTTGATAGCTGTCGATGTTCATTTCTTGTCCACTACTTCAATAACAACATCAACCTTTTTTCCAAGCTCATAGAAAGTACATCCTCCGAAAGGCGAGCCATCTATACACAACCAATCAGTAATATCATCCATGCTCCCTACGCAGAAGTCTTCATCTTCGGTTATTACTACATAGGTTTTATCACTCATTCTTCACTCTCCTGATAGAAGTCAATCAACATATCAATGTAGTGCCGTGCTTTCTTCAGGTCTTGAATACCCCCCTTGTCCTTGTAACGTGTCACATACTTTACCACGTTTGCTTGGCAGGCGTCAAGGCCGTTGATCATAGCATATTCAATAGGCTGTATTGCATGTTTCTTGTAGTGGTCGCCGCCTTCCTGGGTGATAAGGCTTTTGAAACCACGCGCTGCCATATCTTCTGCCCTGCTCTTTGCTGCCATGTCGCTCCATTC